TTGTTGTCAATCTGCTTTTTCAGCAGCAGTGCTTTCAGCGCCATGCTTGATTCGCTCCTTTGCCTTGGTCTTCCACGCTTCCAGGCTGCGCGCCATCAGCTGGTCGCGCTCCTTCTCCCGCGCGGAGATGTTGGTGGCCTCGTAGGCCGGGAATGTACACGCGGACACCTCAAAAAGGTCCACATCCTTGATAGTCCAGTGCACCGAGCCGTCGTCGCGGAAGTCGGTTTCCTCGTTGACGATCTCGAAGCCGAACGAGCACTGGTCCACGTCGCCCCTCTTCACGCGGGAATACAGGTTCATGGCGTCCTGATCGTTCGGATTGATCAGAACGCTTCCCCAGAGTCCGCGCTCGTCCTCCCGCAGCTCCAGCGTGTGCGCCTTCGTGCGGGCAAGCACCAGGGTGGTGTCGTGGTTGATCAGCGCCCGGATGTCGCCGCCCTGCAGCGTCCGGGAAAAAGCGCCCTGCGCGATGCTCTCGCTCAGGCCGGGCGCGATTTCGTAATTGGTGTTGAATACGGCGAAATAGCCCTCGATGCGCAGCGCGTCGCCGTCCTCGCGGGTGGCAAAATCAGTCGCCACCGTGCGCAGCTGTCTCATGGCCCTCTCCATTTCCCTCATCCTTTCGCAGCGGGCACCGGCCCGCCTGGTCCGTCAGTATGCTCCATCCCTTGCAGCGCAGATACCGCTGGTGGCCACATAGTCCACCGTCGCCGCAGGTGATGCGCATCTCCCTGTCGTAGGTCGCCTTGGGGCAGCTCAGTGTCAGATCATTCATTCTGCACCAGCTTCCCCTGCTGTCCGCTCATGTCATACGGAATGTAGTTCTCGAGCACCTTGTACTCCTTGAGCCCCGCCGGAGCCATGTGCATGCGGTCGCGCCACTCGTCGCCGTTGATGTACCCGCGATCAGCGCCCGCCAGCAGGATGTCCGACGTGGCCTTCAGATCGTAATCCAACAGCGACCAGAAGTTCAGCATCAGGTACCACTTGGGGCTGGTGATGAGCGCTCGGGTCATCTCCTGCTGGATGCCCTGCACGATCACCTTCACCGTGGTCTGGATGAAGTTATTCCACTCGGCCTGGCTGTACTCGCCGACGCCCAGCAGGAACGCCGGTACGCCCAGCACCGCCGCTACGGTGCGCTTGTCCAGCTCAACCGTGTCCTTGATGGCCAGATCGGTAAGGCTCAACGGCCTGACCTGTTCCACCTGAAACTGCTCGGCGGGAATCAGCCACGGCTCTCCGGTCCGGGAGGGCTTGACGTAGCTCTCCAGCAGCTTCTCCCGGCCCTCCGGGCTGCTGAACTCGTCCGTCAGCGCGTCCACTTTCACAATGATGCTCGGCTTCCACTCGCTCGCCATGAAGGCGTTCTCGGTGGCCTGCGCCTGCTTCAGATTGTTGGCAATATCGCGCAGCACCACCGTCAGGCCCCGGCCCTTCCACAGGTAGTGCGGGTCCGGGTTGTAGGTGAAGTGCATCACGCTGGCCGGGTCGCGCTCCCGCCCGTCGATAGCAATGCGGTATTCCCGATAGCTGTTGCCCACGGGATTGAACGCCACACGGCTGGCCGCGATGGGCTCAAGGCTCTGGAGGATGCCCTCGTAGGTATGCGGCACCACCACGCTGTTCCCCTTGCCGTACAGCAGCAGGTTCATCACAATGGCAATCATCCACTGGCTGCGCGTCATGTTGCCGTTGGGCTCGATGTCAATGCGCCGGGACAGCTCGTTCACGATGCGGATGTCGCCCTGGTCGGTGTTGCTCATCAGGTAGATGGTCATGCTGCCGATCAGTTCCGCGATGCGCAGGCAGGCCGTCATGATCTCTGGACAGTCGCTCAGCCTGGTATAGCCAGGGCAGCAGATGTCCCCGTCGTTCATCCACACGGCAAACTGGCTCATGGCGGGGTTTGCCGCCCGCGCCTGTGCCGCGCGGGCTGCCGCGCGCTTTCTCTTGCTCAATTACCCCACCACTTTCTCGCCTTGTTTCGCTTCGCCGTGCCCTCCAACATGCGGATGCAGGCGAAAACACTGGCGTCAAAAAGGTCAATCCTGTGTTCCGGCTGGACCTTCTCATACTGGATCAGGTCGTCAGTCTTTTCTATAGCGCGGACGTTCGCCACGCAGTATTCATACGCCTCGGAGTGCAGGTAGTACAGCTTCCCGTCCTTCGCGGTCTTCTCGATGTGCCGGAAGCCCTTTGATTTCAGGATGTACAGCTGCGGCTGGTGCACCACCGTGAAGCCCGCCTGTTTCATCAGCGGGATGTACTCCTCACCTGCGAACTTCTCGTCGTGGCCCACCTGCTTGATGCGGAAGCCCCGCTCCCGCATAGAGATGAACCACTGCACCAGGTCGGCGTAGTTGACGGTGGGCGAGTTGCACATCGTCAGCCAGCCGTCCTCCTCCCAGCCGAACAGCGGTATGCCGTCCTCGTCGGCCTTGCGCGCCGCCTCCGGGCGCGGAAAAAAGGCATGGGTGATGATGATGTCCACGCCCTGATAGCTGCCGTACAACGCCGCCGCCGTCAGGTCATGGACCCGCGACAGGTCGGTGCCTCCGTACCAGTCCACCGGCAGCCGCGCCAGCTCCTCCAGCGTCCAGGTGTACGCCGCGTCCGATCTCTGGAACTGCGCCAGGTCGAAGTAGGCGTTCATGGCTGTGGTGTAGATGTCCAGCTCTCTGGACAGGTAGTCCTTGCGCTGCTGCGGGTCGTTCTGCGCCTGCCGCGCCGCGTTCAGCATGTCCTCCGGGCGCTTGGTGACGCCGTAGGACGGATTGGCCTTCTGGTGCTGCACCGGGTCGGTGTAGTCGACGTTGCCGTTCTCGTCCTGATCAGCGCGGGCCACGAAAGCAAAGAAGGCGTCGTCCCGGACCTGCCCGGTCGCCACCTTCACTGCGTACTCCTGCCGGTTGTAGCCGAAGGAGTTGATGTTGTCGCCCGCTGTCGTGATGCCGATCATCAGCTTGTTGGTGTAGGCGCTCTGTGCTTCTTTGAAGCGGTTATACTGCGAGGGCCGCTTATAGGCCGCCACCTCGTCAGCGATGGCAAAGTTGCAGTTGAACGAGTCCTGGCTGTCCGGATTGGAGGGCATCGCCACGATCTCGATCTTCCCGTCCGGGGTGCCGTCCGGCTTTTTGAACGTGTATCTGATCGAGTGGTCGAAGCTGTTGTCCCTGATCTCGAACACCTTGTCCAGCTTGTAGTATTGCAGGCTGAACACCAGGAACTTGAATGCCTGGAGGGTCTGCTTCAGCGCTGCCGCCACGATGTAGCACACAGAGCCGGAATGCCGCTGGATGATCGCCACCGCCCAGGCCAGCCCAGCGATGAAGCTGGTCTTGCCGTTTTTTCTGGCCACCTCGATAAACGCCTCATTGAACCGGCGCTTGTCGGTACCCTTGTAATAAAACCCGAGCAAATTGTAGGTGATGAATATTTCCCAGGGCTGCAATATGAACGGTCGCCCCAGTAGCGGCCTGCCCTCCAGGTCCTCGCCCTGCGCATGCACCAGCGTGGTCTGCATGATGTTGATCGCAAGGTCCGGCTCATGGTCACGCAGCTCCAGATCGTCTCTCCCCAAATCGTCCAGGAACCGCCGACAGGCCGCCACGACCTCCGCGCCGATAATCACCCGACCGGCGACCACATCCTCGGCGTACTGGATCGCGACCTTCCGAAACCGCTTAGCCATCGCCCGCCAGCAGCTGGGAGAGTATCTTCTCAAAACCGTCGTTGCTCTTGGCCTGCGCCGCTTCCAGGTTCAGCCGCTTGTACCCCGCCGGGGTCAGCCCGAGGTCGCGCCAATAGGCCAGCGCGTCGCGGTTCAGCTCCTGCCACAATTTGAGCAGCGGGTTGACCGCCTGATTGACCGCGCCGCGATCGCTGACGCGCTCCACCGTCGTCCGGCAGCCGTCCGCAACGAACTCCGCATACGCTTCATCGCGCCGTTCGAGCAGGGAGGCGAGGGTAGAGATCGCGCCTTGAAAATACTCCTGATAGGTATCAGCGTCTTTACACTGCTGAATCAGCTTCCGTTTCCACTGAGCTGCCTTCATAACCCTCGCACCTCCTCTCGATGATCTCTTGCGAACCCCAAATACCACTTGGGGGTTTTCCCATAAACCTTTCCCTTAGATATAAATGAT